CGACTGAGCTAACTTAGTCTCAAATCGGCTGTCATGATTGCCCAAAGGCCATATCAGTTGTGTGTGGTGCCTAGCCTTGTGTGCTGCTTTTTCAATCTCTCCTAGAGCTTCCTGACAAGCTTCTAGTTCCTGCCGAACCGAGGGTTGATGACCCCAACCAATTCTAGGATATCTGCTGATCGCGGCACCATCAAATGCGTCTCCGTTGTTAATGATGACGTGGGGTTTGAGTTCTTTGATTGCCCACAGAAGCCCTTTAAACGCGGTGCTTCTGATGCCGGGCCAGAAGTGGGCATCACTAAATACTAGAACTATGCCGTCTGTTATCCCTGCTTGATGGCGGGCTTTCTTTATGTGTGGTGGGATTAGTTTTTCAGCAGTGAGCTTGATGTTTAAACGGTTTTCTAATGAACGTCGCCTGCTGTGGACGCGGCGTTCAGACATTTTAAACAACTTTGCAAGTGCTGCCGGGGACTTGTGCTTTTCCCAAGCCTCCAAGAAGTCTTTATCAGATACCTTGACTATCATAGCTGGGTTCCTTATTGGGGAACCCAGCTAATATCACAGTATTGTGAGGGCACAATGACACCCCTACCGGGGTGTTAGTCGTCAGTTTGCTCGTCTTCTTCTTCTTCTTCTTCTTCTTTCTCGGCGTCAATCTCAAATTGAGCTTCGATGTTAGAAGAGAAGAGGCTGCTCAACGTGAACTCGCTTACGCCGTTTGCCGAAGCAACTGCGTAGACAGCGGAAAACAGAACGTTCAGCGCATCGATAGGCTCAGAGCCTTCAAGAATTTCAATAATTTGGTCTTTCATGGAAATCTCCGGGGTTAGACGGGCGGATGCCCGCCGGTATTTTACCGAGTGCGTAAGACAACAGAGTTACTTTCAATCTTGTTTTGGCACTTGCGGCACTGCCTGTTCACGGATTGCCTGAACAACATCAGCAACCGCTTCGTAAGGGGCTTTGCCCAGAGCAGCCATGATGATGTTGATTTGCGTCAGGGTCAGGGTAAGAGTGATGTTATCCATTTAGTTAATCCAAGGAAGTTGAGGTGAAACGACAGGGGGGTTGATCTGATTGTTAATCTGCGTCTGTACAGCAGCTTCGGCAGAGTCTTTGTCTACACCGTTAGCCCAGATCCATCCAAGCACTTGGTCTTGCGTCAGATCAGCGTAGGGCGTGTATGGTGTACCAGCTACATAGGTTACACCGCAGGTCGAGTAGACCGTGCCAGAGTAGGTTCCGTCTGTGCCGGTCAAGCGCCAGTGAACGGTGAACACTACATCCGTCTGCCCTTCGGCTTGGGGGTAGCAGTTGAGTTGCTCAATTTTCCAGTTAAATACAGTTGCCATTATTTGGCCTCCAGTTGAGATACACGGATTTGCAGGTCTTTAATCAAACTATGCGCTTCTTGCAAAGCAGCAGTCAGGGTGGCTACAAGGAATGATGTGTCAATACCTTGGGACTTAATAGAACCGTCTTCGTTGACTGCATCTTTTTCACCAGTCACGGCATGGGGGCAAACTTCAGCAAGTTCATGTGCAATGAAACCCTCACCGTCAGAACCGTTTAATTTCCAGTTGTAAGTAACGGGTTTAAGCGCATCAACTTTAGCCAATGCGTTTTGCATCGGCTGGATGTTTTCTTTAAGTCGGTAGTCTGAAGATGTGTTATATGCTGTTGTTGTGGACGTAATAGAAATAGTACCGCTTACACCACCATTAGTTCGGCTAAAAAACGTAACAATTTCACCGTCGTCAGTCAATCGACGAAGATTTAAAGGTGCTGCTCCGTCTCGCGTTGCAAAAATGTAAGTTGGAGCAATTACATTTCCAACCGTTGAGTCGCTAGTTACTGTTTTCCCCACCAGCAGGTTGCCGGAGGAGTCGAGGCGCATCTTTTCGCCGTTGATGTCAAATAGTATGTTGTACCCCGGTGGGGCACCAACAGATACACTTACACCATTACTAGACAAATAACCGGCGGCAGTGTTGTTTACGGATAAACCAAGTAAAGCAGAGCTTGTTCCGTTGACCTCAATCAAGCCACGATTTGCAGCAGAGTATTTGGCTGACGTTTCCCCGACCAGCAGGTTACCGGAGGCGTCCAGCGTCATCGCCGTGCTTGGCGCACCAAAGACAGATGTGCTGCCTACGCGAACAAAGTCAGTGCCGTTATATGCAACAACGCATTTCTCAGCAGCAGCAACCACAAAGCCGGTTTGTCCTGACGCTTTAATCGTAAAGGTGTGGGTGCTCGACAGGTTGTTGATATGGTAAATCTGACTCGCCGCTGGGACGGTGATCGTCCATGTACTTGCACTGGGCGTTACGTTCAGAATCGCATACTGGGATGACGTAGAGCTAAGACTTGTGCCTGTGGCTTTGGTAAGAGTTAAGTTACCCGTCAGCGAAATCGCCAACTGCCCCGCAATCGCAGAATCTAAATAAGTTGTTATGTAGTTATTGACCTCATTACCCCACTGCCCAGATAGATCACCTTGGGTAGGAAGAGCAAGCCCGAGAAGAGAGGTGTAGTTTGTAGTTGCCATGTCAATCCTTAAATTGTCGTGATTTCCGTCCAGAATGGCGATTCTTGGTTGTCAATGGGTGTCCAATTGGGTGTCTGAGTATCGTCAATGTTTACCCAATAACGGTATCCCATGTTGCCTACATCACCTCTTGCTGACACTCCGGATAACTGAAAAACTTTGTTAAATACCACATTGCCAGCACCGCCGGTTGCTGCCACACCCTGTATGTTTACGCCTACTCTCATAGACCCAGCGGACCCCAGCGAATCAACTCCACTAATGGGCATTGATATTGTAACCCCCGGAGCCACAACAAGTCCAGACGCACGAACGTTGTTTAAAGGTGGCGCGGCAACCAACTTTCCAACTAGTCCCGAAGCCGACGCACTAGACAACTGGATGGTTGGGCTTGACGTTATATCCCCAGCAAACCCATTTGCCTGAGCGCCAATTAAAGATGGGCTAACAGAACCTTTAACTGTTCCGATCAAACCTGTTGCCAGTACATTCGTTAAAAACTGAGTTGGAGATACAGAATTGACCGCTCCGTTTGCAATTACATTTGTAAGAGCTTTGCTTAAATTTAAACCTACATTGCCCATTGTCCCGGTTGCTAATGTGCTGTTTAAACCTAACGATCTGGATGTGGTTATGCTACCAACCGTACCCGATGTCAACACAGCCGTTATTTGAATTAACTTGGATACAAAACCTACCGCCCCAGTTGCGCTAGTTCCATTTAAACCAACAACCCTACTTGTCGTTACGCTACCTACAAACCCAGATCCAAGAACATTTGTTAATGCCGGAGATCTTGTAACGTATCCAACAGTCCCAGAAGCCTCTAACCCAGTTAGTGGGAAAGAATAAGTTGCAACAACAGAAGATACTAAGGCGTTTGGTAGTATTCCACCCCAACCACCTGCCCCCCATGTATTGTCACCCCAGCCATAAGTTGTTAAAGCAGATGTTAAAGCTAATGAACGGCTGGTTGTGACTGTTCCAATTGAACCGGAAGCGAGGCTAGATGTTAAAGCTTTTGATTTGATTGAAGCTGTTGTGTTTACTGCCCCGTTTGCAATAGCCGAGTTTAAAGCTACTGTCTGACTTTTCCCAAAAGTTCCAAGGGTTCCAGACGCAAGGTTGCTGGTTGCAGCACGAGTGCCACCCCAGCCATTTGCACCCCATGTACTGTCGCCCCAACCCAAACTCACCAAATCACCTCGTTATTGTAAGTCTTCGACAAGTTGCCAATTAGGAGACTGAGTATCATTTATATCAACCCAATTTGGATTCTGATTATCGTTAATGACCATCCAATTCATTGGGTATATAGTACCAATCTGACCCAAAGCAGGGCATCCCGTAATAGCAATAAGCCGCGCACCAATCGAAACTGATTGTACGGACCCACTAGCAGCTACGCCAGAAATAACAGCCCCGTAAAAAATTTCTGCAATTACAGTGCCAACAGAACCACTTGCCGATGCCCCGGTTAACAAAATCGTTTGGCTTACCCCTGTATTCCCAACTGACCCCGCAGCCTGTGTTCCAGCGGCATCTGATGCGGGGGTAACATTGTTAACACTGCCAGAGGCAGATACGCCAGATAAAGCAACTGTGTAGCCTATTGAATTGACAGATGCTGTAGCTGCGTTTCCGGTTAGACCAATTGAAGTCCCTGATTGAGTCTCGTTAACAAATCCATTTGCACTGTTACTTGTTAGAAGTAAAGAGAAAGCTATATTGCCAGTTTCCCCGGAAGCAGAAACTCCTGACAGGGCAACTTCAATTGAGGGGTTAACAGCTAAAACTAAACCTGACGCAAGAACCCCCGTCAACCCCGGCGTAAACTTTACGTCCCCAACTGACCCGGATGCGGCTGTTCCCGATAGCCCAACGCTTGTATTTGCTACGGGTGTATTAACAAATCCAGAAGCCAAATCTCCAGTAAGCGCAATATCTCGGTTGGCAACCGTTACGTTTCCGGGCGCACCATCAGCAAAAACAGATGGAAGATCCGCCGACTGGTTTAAATCTACAGAACTAACTGCAACGGAAGCCGATGTCCCGGTAATAGCAACTATTCTTTCAGAGCCAACTTGCCCAACAAAACCATCAGCAAGCACATGCTCTAGTGCTGCGCTGCCGGGTAAAGATACAGTATTAACTTCACCAGAACCTTCATTCCCCGTAATTGCTACGGATATGGAAGACGCAACATTGCCGACCGAGCCGGAAGCCGCAACAGAATCTAGTGACCGGCCAGTATTTAAGACCCCTGTAGTGCCAGAAGCCAGTACGCTAGTTAGCGCAACCGATAATGAAGGGTCAGCAGTGGCAACAAAACCAGAGGCTTGAACCCCGGTTAGAGCAACTATTACCGCATTTCCAACCTCAAACGCAGTCGGTTCAAACGCAGTTGATTGAAACGCTGCGGCCATGACTCAACTACTATTTAGGCCAGTCAATTTTAAACGGGTCAGATTGTAGAGTTATATCACGAAGTGCCTGTCGGTAAGTAGCCCATTTTGCTTTGTCTACCGGAGCATCTGCCACCTGCGTCCAGTCCGTATCCTTGAGTAGCTGATTGCGCTGGTTACGAATCACCTGCCACTGGGTATCAATACGTGATTGAAGTTCTTCAACAGTCAGCGGCTCAACGTCAACGATGCAGCACATCCCGTCATACAGATGCGGGGCAGCAGATACCAGCTTCTCTGTGTTGTGGTCGTAGGGTTTCCACACCGTGATAACGTAGTAGCCCTGCTCGGCAATCCAATCAAAAGCTGGACCACGGTCACCAAACGATGTGTTGGGGAACCACTCAGTGTGGTCTTTTATGACCAGATCTTGATTGGCGAGTTGCATAATTACCTCGTAAAGAATGCTGCTGTTGGCGTCGTGATGGTGCGTGCGTATTTGGTAATCCGAACGTCTTGCAAGTATCCGTTTACAGGCATTGCGCCAACCCGATCCGCACCAACATACAGAATATTTGTTTGGTTAAAGTTGTCCGTCACAGCGCCGCCGCTAGTTGCTTCAACCGATCCGTTTAGATAAACCTTGAGGTTTCCGGTTGCACTACCAGATCGAACAACAGCAAAATAATACCAAGTGCCTGTGGCTAATGTTGTTGTGCCAGTCAAGTTGGACGCCGTATAGCTAAACTGAAGTTTGTTTAATACTGTTACGTTGACCGACCATCCCGTTGTCGCCGTTCCCTTGCTGACAAGCCCGTAAACAACGCCGTTTGCAGACAGGTACAGCCATCCGTCAATCGTAAAATCGCCCGTACCAAGCTGAAGCTGCGGATTGTCTATAGCAGTCAACCAGTCTCCAGTCCCATCAAACTTCATGCTTGTCGGAGGCCACTTAGACTGCGTGGTTGACGCCTGAGCGTCTCCAACTGTAATCACATTGTTCTGCACCGCAGCGTCGTAGATCCCCGCGTTGGTGAAGTTGGTCAAGAGGCTGGTGTTGGTGATTGCTGTTAGCGGTGTTGTTGGAACGGTAAGAGTGGTTAGAGTTGGGTCATAAACCGCCGTTCCCTTGACCAATCGAATGTTAGAAAGATTACCGTTTATATAGTAATTATTAGACCCGGTGTAATATCTTCCAATAACAAGAGTGGCCGCAGTCCCGTTTTCTGAGTTTGTGCCAGATGCCTTTCTTACCCCGTTTACAAACAAGGCCGCATTTGTTCCGGACCTAACTCCAGCAACATGAACCCATTGGTTTAATGGAATGTTTGCACTATCAGTCAAAGCTCCGCTTAAATTTAAGATAGTAAATTGTATTCTGCTATTGTCAATCACCAAACCAAGACCGGGGTAATTTGCAGGTGTTTCAACCCTTGTTGAAATAATTCCTTGATACACATTAGACAAAGAAGTGCAGTAAACCCACGCTTCAATTGTTAGATCTCCGGTTCCAACACCAAAAGCGGCACTGCTTGCCAAACTCAAGTAGTCCGTACTGCCATTAAAATACCCACTTCCCCCATACGCCGCAGCAGTGTAGGAAGCCGTTGGTGAGAACGGCTGGAATGCTTGGGTTCGGGGGGAACCAGAAACAGTTAATGTTTTTGGACTTGAAGAATTGTCTTTTACCCTGTTGTCTTGTAAGGTTAGTAATAAAGTATTTGCAGAAGATGTTAATGGAGAAGTTGGAACAGAAAAAGTGCTTCCACTATATATGTTGGTATTTGAAACCTTAAAATTAGATAGGTACCCAGTAATACCATTTGTGTATGACCCGGAATCTAACCATCTTCCAATTTGCAAGGAGCCGCTAATGGCATTGGGGACGCTACCAGTAGCTTTTTGAACCCCATTTACATATACGGTTACAGTAGAACCGCTTCTAACCAATGCTACATGATTCCAAGAATTTAAAACTAATGGGGCGCCGCCGCTAATTGGGGTTCCCGCATCAGCAAAAACATTAATAGTTGGGCCACCTGCATTATATGTGCAGGCTAAAGAGTTTGGATTTTGCGTGTCATCTATACCAAAAAAATTACTATTTGCAGAAGCAGTTGGAAAAAACCAAAACTCTATTGTAAAATTTGCAGATAAAGATGTGGTTCCACCAACACTAACATATTGAGTAGTTCCACTAAAAAAGTTACTCCAATACCCATTAGGCCAATACGGAGTCACAGAACCCTGCGTCGGCGTTCCGTTGCGGGTAATGGTGAAGTTGTTCGTTGAAGAATCTAAGAACGTGTTGTTCTGCTGCCCGTTAGTGCTGGTTGTATTTAACAGCAACGGGACATACGGAAAAAACGGGTCCGTAGCAACCGCCGCTACTCGGCTTGATTTAGATGCAGCAAACATTATGTGTAGTTCTGGCCGATAGTGGTTCCAAACCAGCTTGATCCATTAGAGAAGAACGAGAAAATATCCCGTTTGCTCGCGGTGCTGGTGACTGTTGGCGCTGTAGCAGAAGGCCAAGATACAGTTGACCAAGTAACCGTTCTGCCGCCAGTTCCGTCTTGAGACAAGATGATAATGAATGACTTACCCGCTACCGCCGTGGGCATCGTGATTGTGGCGTTACCCGTCAGCGTCAGGTTCTGAACCGTACCGTTTGTTAAATCAACTGTAATTGCTGTGCCGGTATTGGCCGAGTGAAGCGTCTCAACGTAGTTCGTAACCGTTGGGTTGGTCAACGCAGGGGCGCTATTAAATACCAGCAAACCAGTGCCAGTCTCATCAGTCATAGCTGACAACAGATTGGCACTTGACGGGGTTCCCAAGAATGTAAGAACGCCAGTCCCAGTTGTAGTCGTTGCAGGGGCCGCGCCAGCACCTCCACCAATAACCAGAGCATTAGCTGCCAACGCAGCCGAGGATGCCCAAGCACTACTGCTTGAAAAATAAGGAACACCGCCGCTAGTGCCAGCGACCGTCAAAGCCAGCGTTCCTGATCCTGTAATTGGAGAACCGGCAACCGAAACAATACCGCCAGTAAATGTTTGCGCTACAGATGAGACAGCGCCAGCCTGAACCAAAAGGTTCCAATAAGTTCCGTTGGTTGGAAGATTACCTAACGAGGCTAGGATACAGATGTAACTTGAACTGTTGTATAGAACAATGTCGTTTACATAGTATTGCGTTGCGCCGGAATACGTTCCTTTAGACGCAACCCCAAGTGAATAGCCAAGGCTGTTCCAAGCCGTTGAGCCTGTACCAATCTTAAATCTTCCGGTATCAGTCTCAGCGCCCATCTCGCCAACAGCAAGGGTTGGGTTAGCAGAGGTCCACTGCGAGGCGGTTCCGTTTCTAAGCTGAATCTGAACAGCCATTATGGCGTTCCTCCGTCAATCGCGGTAATCCCGCCATAGTTACTTGTTGGCGTTCCACCGTCAAGGTTTGGACTGCCACCGCCTGTACCCGTTAATACACCGCCAGCAAGGGTGAGACTTCCTGCTACAGAAATCTCTTCTACTACACCCGTTCCAGCGGTTGTCCTACCAAGAAGCCGATTAGTTGCTAATTGAAGGGTATGCTCGGCGTTCCAATTCGATGGCTGAACAAGGGTCGAGTCTGCACCGTCCGCTTTCGCGCTGGCAAAAGCATGTTTTAACGATACGGTCATTACAACCCTTTAAGTCGTAGCCAAACGAAGCAATGCGGTACTGGTCGTGTTGCTTGGCATCGTCAACGTGAACGTACCAGCGGTCACAGTCTGTGAACCAAAGGTATGAACACTAATTGCCTTGTTACTTTGCGTCGAGTTGTAAATCAACACAGTGTCAAACGCCGTCGAAAGCGTGACGTTTGTGTACACCAATGATCCAGAAGGAGTCCAATAACCAGTACCAGCCGTAGCAGATGAATTGGCTGATGTTGGCGCTGTTGCGTTTGTTACCGTTATACCGCCAGCGGTATAGTTAGTACCCGTTACTTCACCAGTAGCCGTATACGCAGTTGTTGCCGCGTTGATTGTGGCCGAGGCAAGATAAAGCGCAGCTTTAAGCGTATCTGTTGTTGGAGAAGTCAAACTTCCACGGGATGTAATTGTTGACGCTCCAAGCTGGTGCTGACCGAGCATCAGTTCGCTAAGGAACGAAGTACACATTGATTGGGAATTTGCCATGATATTTCCTTATGCAATTTCTGCTGCTTCAGCGAACAGCGCGGGGGAGGTTTTTAACGAAACATGAACAGACCGATGCACCAACTCATCATCAAGCCAGTACTCGGTCCAAGTTGTGTGCTCAATGTCATTATCCAGCGAACCTTCTTGTTTGACCAGAAGGGAATCGTCCATTTCGCCGTGAATAGTGTTAACTAGCATTGGTTTCCTTTAAGAACGAATTAGTGCTGTAGTAGCGGTGTTTGCCGGTAAGGTTACGACAAATGGGTTTGCGGGCGTGGCAATTTTATCAGAACCAAAATTCAACACAGCCACAGATTTGTTGCTTTTGCTTGAATTGTAGATCAAAGCCCCCCTACAGGTAAACGAAACGTTCGACCAAGAAGGGCTGTTAAAGCTGAGATAAACGGTTGTGTCCGAAATCAATACCGTTACCCCAGTAAGCACCAGCCCGCCAGCACTGTAGTTTGCACTGACTACTTCGCCAGTAGATACATATACGGTTGTGGCAGCGTTTAAATTGGCTGCTGCGGTGTACAGAGCCATCTTCAACGTGTCCGTTGATAAGTTCTGACCCGCAGTATAGCAATCGTATTTAAACGATGTGGTGACCGTCTGAGTAATCATATGATTTTGTATCTAGGCGGCGGGGTGCGGTAAGAATCGCTCTTCTCTTTCGCATCACCCAGTTGTTTGAGCAGAACCATAGCAGCTTCAGCCCGTGACTTGTACAATGCAACCAAGTCCTGCTCACCTTTCATGTAAGTGATGGCTTCCATCAAACAATAATTAAGCAGCGCGGTATCAAAGTTATCGCCAAGCCATGTGTTACCAGCAGTAACAATTGATTGAGGATAAAAGAAATAGTTAAGCACCATTGTATAAACGGTGTTTGGCGTTGGAGCCAACAAAAACGTTAACTCTGCTGGTGCATTAGTTCTTGGCCCAAACAATGCATAATACAAAGGCATCCCAGTGTCACTTGGATCTGGATACGCCTCTTGTATATAACTTGCGTCTTTGTTTAAAAGATAATTATAAGAGCCAGTTGCGTCAATAACCGCCATTGAATACGTTGCAAGCCAGTCGTCCGGGCAAGCAAGGTACTTGTTTGCTGGGCTTGCCAAACCAGTAACGTTCCTTCTAAGCGAAGGCAATTGAACGGCGTTATAAATTAACTGTTCTGATTGCTCAATAAATCGATTGATAATGCCGGGGTTTGCAGAATAGTCAAAACTATTCTCGGCATAATCTTGGATTGACGTTACTAATGCCTCATAGTTCACGCCATTGGCCCCCTAGCCATCGTGCCTTTAGTCGCACAACCATTGCCACGGGTTTTAACGCCAGTGGTTTTTGGCTCTGCACATGGCTTACTAGAGATAGAAGACACAGACACACATAAATCGTCTAGCTGGTCGCCTTTCTTTTGTTTGCCATAACCAAAACTGCTCAAATCAACCGTTGGGCTTGATCCGGTGTGAGGTTTAGCATAGACACTAGCCGGTCCAACTTCTTTGCCTTGTTTTTTCATAGTAAACATAGTTACCTCTGATTCATTGCGCGGGACATGTTTTTCCCGTACTTCTTGCGGTCAAGACTTGTAGGCCCACCTTTCTTCATGCCATGCATTTTCTTCTCATGCCCTTTGACCACTTTCATGGCTTCAGCATCAGCAATGCCCTTAACTTCTTTACGATTCATTTTGATTCCTAAGTTATAGTTACGCTGCTAAGTGTAAAGCTTAATACCAAAGCGTTTGATGTCAAGCCATCATCTCTAGAACCACCTACGGGGTTCCAGCCCCATTCAAAAACTCTGCTACCTTCTTCTGGATATCCGTTCTGATTAGCGCCTGCGCCGCTTGTATTGCTAATCACAAGGCCACTGTTTCCAGATTGATAATAACTTACATCCGGTCTTGGTTCTCTAACTGCTTGCGGATCATACACTGGGTAAAGACCCAATGATAACTGAGGTTGATCAGGGTCCCAACATTCATGACAAACTTTAATTTTAAAAAGTTTGGTTTTTATGATCTCGCTTTTAAGCTCCTTGAGCATGTACCGCTGACCGCATCTATCGCACTCAGCAATCGAAAACTTACCAGACGCATACTTATTTGCCATTACCAGAACATCTGTCGGGGAGCCAAGCGCAAGGAAGCCTTTTCACGGTCTTCATCGGCTGCGAGTCTAAACTGTTCTTCGTACTGTTCTTTGAGCATGGCAATTCTGTCTGCGGCTTCTGGAAGCTTGACACAAATGTAGTATGCCAACCCGGCAACAATCGCAGGAATGAATCGAAATGGGATGTCTTGGGTTTTGGTTCCGGTCCCAACATCTTGAATCCTTCTCATGCGCCAGTAAACAAATGTATAAGAACCGCCAGCGTTTGCGGTGGGCCAAATGTTGATTGTAGTGTTGTTAACTACTGAGATTGCCGCGCCCGCCGTGTGCGCTGCCGCCGTTGTCCCATTTTGACCACGATTGCAAAGCTGGAGCGTATTTCCCAAAATGCTGGTGTAATAAATCTGTTCGCTGCCAATCTGAATGTATCCTGCGGCTCCAAGAACGGAGCCATCGCTAACAACAATGGATGTATCAGTTGCGCTAATTGTAGAAGAAAGAGTGATTCCTGCATCATAGGTGGCGTTTGTTTGCCTGTTTATCCAAACTTGGATTGGTCTTCCTTGTGCTAGTTTGTTTGGAATGGATGCGTAAGTGGATTCTGAGATTCTTGTAATATTAATGTCTATCTGGTTTTGCGTTGTTTGGTTTTGCCTGATAACGTGGTCCAGCAAATCAATAGTGTCTGCGGGCAATGGATAGGCAACCTGACCTTGGACAAGAGGGATTTCGCCTTGTTCGACTGTCCACAGATTAATACCCCTGTTGGCCCACTCGATGGTCATAATGTTTAAACTGCGGCGGGCGGTACGAAGCTGATAACCGTTACGGACTTCAACCCCGCAACGCTCATAAGCTTCTTCTGCAAGTTCGTTGAATTGCAGGTTAAACGTTGACGTACCGCTAGTACTCATCTAAATTTTGCCGTTTTCTTAGCAATCGTTTTTGGTTGGGCTACAAACTGTTTACCGGTTTTTTTGCCTTCTCTCTTGGCTTTGGTTGTCGCCGCATATTCTGCGGAGCTAAGGCTGTTAATCGCCGCTTCTGGCAAATACCGCTCTCCGGTCTTGCTTGAAGGCTTACCGCTCTTAGTACGCCATTTCTGGTCGCCCCAATCTTTAAGGGACTGCTGCGGGGTTTTCAATCTCGGTAACCCCCGCCTGCTGCTTTATATTTCTTGGCAACAAGCTGGGCTTTTCTCGCGGACCATTGACCTGCGCCCGTGCCTTGAGTTGCCGCAGCCTTCACTTGAGAAACAATTCGTTTGCGAAGACTGGGTTTCGTGTAATTGCCAGCGGCATTAACAGTTCCGCCTTTGGCATACATGTCATCCGGGTTATCTGTTCGACGGATAACCCGTTTCCCCGGCATTTTAGATGGGTCTATTGCCCCCATCCCGCGAGAAGGTCGCATGGTTTAGCACATCCCGCCACGTTTCATCTTGACTTGGAACGCTTTGGTTTTACCACGTTGAGCACAACCATCGGCGGTCTTTACGAACCCGCCAGCAGCCATTTTAACTACCTTACCTTCTGTTTTGCCTTTCTTGGCAACACCGTCAACATTCCCACCTTTAGCATACATGGTTGAACCCTTTGATTCTTGACGTTCTTTGCCTTTTTGCAAACCACCGCGAATAGATTCACGGAAACCTTTTAATGCATCGCCAATTTCTTCGCCCATAGATTTTTGACCTTTGTACAAGTCATTAATCGTTGGGGCTTTCCGCATTTGCTCAGTCATTGCGGTTGGTTTTTTGCGAAGAACTTCTTCCTCTGCGTCTTTTAGAAGCTTTGCAGAATCAATCCTTGCTGGCACTTTTGCAGGGGAAACACTTGTAGTTTCCCGCGTTCTAGAAATCATTGCTGGCGTACGATTACGGATTGATTCTTGAGGGCGAGAAACGCGAAATTTTTTCTCAGGTTTAAACGAAGGACCGCTATATTCACCTTCGCCCGTGTCAATGGAACTTGTGTACTGCGGACCTTTAACGGTTTTATCCATTGCGGCGGCATCATCACGTTCTATTAAATCGCTGTACGAAGTGTTTTCGTTTTCTCGCCGTGTGCGGGGAGATTGAATGTTAGGCTTAGTGGTACCAAGAGGAGGTGTGTAACCAGTATCTGCACTGGCCCTCATTTCGTTGGTGCGGTCAATATCGCGACGCTCAATTGGAGCGGATGCCTTATCTTTTGAACGGCGACCCATAAAAAAGTCTGCCATAGAACCAAGCCCAGCTTTTAAGCTTTCATAGTTCTTTGCACCTGCCGCTCTTTGTTTTGCATATTCCTCATCGGTCATGATTGACTCATCACCAAGAGGACCGCCGCCAGCACCATATCGACGCACCTTGCCACCAGCTTTCATGCCTTTCATTTCGGCTTCTTCGTGCTTGAGCATGGACTTAGGAGCGCCTTTCTTTTTCATGAAAGCCACTTCTTTGCCAATCATTTTCTTTGGCTCTCCACCTTTAGCCATCTTACCTACGCCATCAGCCGCAAAACTAGGAACCATTTTGCCGCCCTTGTTGACCATAGGCATACCGCCGTCTGCATAACCTTTTTTCATACCACCACCATGTTTAAATGTTTTGCCTTTGTCGGCTGCTGCAAAGTCTTTGCCCACGGACTGAGGGACGCCAGCTTTTTTGGCGAAACTGGGGCTGTGGGCTACAGCCTCCATGAAATTGTGCTGCTTAGAACTGTGACTAGGCATGTTTCTCTACCAGTCGATCAATCTTGGCTTCAAGACGGTCAAGCCGGTCAAAGATGCGATTGATGTCCGCGTCCAACTGTGTCTTGGTTACGTACTCTTTTGCAACTTCTTCGCGGGTTTTGTTAATCAGCACTTGAAGGCGTTTTACCTCGTCATACATGCTCTTGAGGAAGAACCCGACAACACTGACACCTACCGAAAGAACTGCGTTCCAGATCGTGTGTTCCATCTTAACAGTTCCACGCCCTAAGGCTTTTGTTAATCCGGCTGTTTGGGTCTTTGGCTGTTTTCGCTGAGGTAAGTTTCGACTTCATGCCTTCCATTCTGGAACAGAAGCTCTTCCTTCTCCCGGCGTCTTCTTTCGTTTTTGGTTTCGGGGCGGGGGGCTTTAAGTTCATCCCTTGTGATTTCGCGGACGCACGTCCCTTCGCATTCAGACCCCCTTTGGGGTCCTTTCCTTCTGCTCTTTGCCATGCAGGGGACTTAGCCATAAAACACCGTCACACTAGCAAGGCCAGTGATTGAAGCGTAAATGTTAGTGGCACAAAGAACACCCTCACCCGGAATTAACAAGTAAAACGAGTTGGGGTTTGAGTTAGATGGGATGTCCAACTCAAGCACGTTTGCACCACCAGAACCGCCATCACGCAGAATAAGGGTGCCAGCCGTGCTGGCTGTCGCACAGAGAGCAACCCCTTTAATACGCGCCCGTCCAGCAAACACCGAACCTGAAGCGTTCAGGTGGGTGCTTTTTACATCAGTTTGCTGCATTGCAGCCCCCTATCCTGTTAAGCAGTACGTGTGAAAGCGTATGCTGTGGCACTAGAGAACATGATGGTGAAACGAGCCAAACCCGTAACGCCGGACGGTACAGTCAGAAGACCAGCACCGGCTCCAGAGCCAGCAGCAGCGGCAGCGGAAAGGATGCCGTTGGTTGCTACAGCAATCGTCACCGTGTTTGCGCCAGCAGTGTTGTCAACGTACAGGTCCAATACAGTACCCTTAGTCGCGCCAAGGGCTGCGCCTAACAAAGTACCAGTAGGCAAGGTGATAGTTGTTGCAGCGGCGGAAGTAGAAGTAATGTACCCAGTTGCAACTTCTGCTGCGGTAGCTGTGGCGGTTGCGTTGATTGCAGCAGTTGTGGGGTGATTCTGGTCAGTGAAAACCAGATTGGTAGCCGTTAAATTTGTTGCCGTCAGATTTGTGACGCTGGTAGTAACGCCAAGGGTGGATGTGGTGGTAACCGCGCCAGTAGTTGGATCAATAGAAACGGTTTGAAAACCGTTTTGCGAACGTACTGGGCCGCTAAATGTACTGTTAGCCATAATAAAATCCTCAATCTACATCCGTTGTCTTTTGAGGAAAGTCTGCCTAGTCAGTCAACGGATGGGATGGTCTAGGTTTAAACTTTATATCACAAACATATAAAAAAGAAAAGGGGGCTTTTAGCCCCCCTTCCTTTTGGCTCTTATGAGCCTGACGAACCGTACATTCCGAGCGGGTCAGACCAGCCGAAACTGTAACGCTCGCGGGACTTGTAACGGACGTTGCCCGTGTCGAAGTCTCCATCCATTGAGTTCTGCAACGGAGTACGCACAAAGTGCTTCATGCCGTTAGGAACATCGGTCGTAAGGAACCAAGCGTTTGTGTCCGTCAAGAAGTGGTTAATGGTATACCCTTCAGGGATAGAACCATTGTTCTTCAGAGCGTTCACATCGTTGTCGGTTGTACCAACACGCAGTTCCGTTTCGAGCAAACGAGTTGCAACGAACTGGAGCGACGGAGGAACAATCAACTTACGGGGCTTGGCAGCAATCAGCAGACCACGCTCGTCAGTCCAAGCAGCAATTTGAATGACTGCGTTTTCCAACGAAGTTTCATTCAAGTCAGCTTGAGTTGCTGGCGTGTTGCTGTTAGTTCCACCAGAAACCAACGGGTGGGCGGCACTAAATAGTGATACGCCGTCACCGCCAGTATAGGCAGAAGAGAAACCATTGTTCAGCACAGCAGCAGCTTTTACCTGTTTGGTATAAGCCATTGCGCGAGCCAAGCCTTTGGTATAGCGAGCCGAAAGCGAATCGTAGAGGTTATCTTCGATTGCTTCTTCGGTCAGGCTAAAGCCAAGAGCGATGGTTTCGTGGTTATACCGTGCAGTCCATGCTTCCTGTGCATTGTCATAAGCGATGGCTTGGCCTTCGTTTTTGACTGGTGCAGCAGAGAAACCAGACAGCTTGGTCTCTTCTTCAAACGAACGCTCAGAGGTCTCGGTTTCGTAGATCTCTTTGTGTTCCTCGCCATAGCGAGCATACTCAAGACCAAACAGGGCATTAAGTCCCGGCAGGAGTTCTTTGAGTAGTTGGGCGCGTGAAATTGCCATTTTAAGTTACTCCTTAGACGCTGGTAGCGTTGTAGTAGCCGTGATATCCAAAGTTCCATTTAACTAGAACTTCAGGATACCCAACAAATGCAACAGCGGAACCGCTTGCGGCAGTGATGCTTGCCGAAACGGTAATAGCCGTAGCACTCGTCACAGCGGTGACGTAGGTGTTATATCCAGCGCCGCCAGCACCAGCCGTGAAGGCAGGAACAATGACTTGCATACCGGGGAAAACACCAGTAGTCGAAGCAACCGTCAATGACGTAGACGATGCCGCCGCAGTCAACGAAGTGGTAACCGTAACAGCCGACTCTTCAACCAAACCAACAACACGGAAAGCCGTTGTGTTGGAGTTGGTTTTGACTACGTTACCAGCGCCGTTACTTGCGCCAGCAGTGTTGCCAACCACACCACCAGTGGAGTTACCCGTTGAGGTGCTACCGACGTTAGCGCCAACGTAGTACACGTTAGTTCCCACGAAAATGGGAGACATGTAACCAATCGTGCTAAGAGCCGTTGCCGTGTTGGTAGAAGCCGCTGGCATGGAAAGAACAGCCGACTGGAACACGGTATCAGGATCGTCAACAACGTAAGCAACAGCATCAGTTGCGTTCGTACTGGCAGGGTAATACTGAGCGCGTTGCTTGCCGAAGATCGGACCAGCAGGTGGCGAATACTCACAACCAACAAACACACCAACCGTTGCAGGAACAGCGGTTTGTGCAGCTTGCGAGGTCGTGCCGATTGCTAGGGTGCTGATTGCTACCGTGCCGGTAGTGGTCATCTGTACAACATCGCCATTAAAAAGGCCGGTGCCATAATTTTGAACAATAGGATACATGCGGGTAGAACCCGCAAATACCTGCCCACCGATCAAATTGACCGGCTTTAGCCCGTAAGGGGCTGTAACAACAGGATAAGCCATTTAAAGCTCCATTTAAATTTAACTACCTTTACCAAAACTAACCGTGGATCGCCTCTCATTGAAGATAGGCATTCTTGGATCGCTCTGGCGCATAAGATTGTTGTCTACTGATTCCGTTTGTTTACGGGACATTTCGTCAAAATACTTTGCGCGTTGCACCATAAACTCTTCAGGGATCTTACATAACAACAGCCCGGCAACCTCAACGTTGTCTTTAAATCGACTGTTGGGATCAACAAGCATTTGAAACTGTGGTTGCTCTTCTAGCTTTACTGGTTCCCAGCCTTCCCGAAGTTTTGCGGAAATGTTGCGGGGGTCAGCATTGCCATTTAGAGAAATCCTAATCCAACGATATGTGTATCCTGCCTGTTTGTCTGGTTCCGGCAACAGCTCTGGCGGACGCCAAAATGCTGGGCGGGTTTCAGAATCACGGGTTTCAAGATTGCGGGGTGTACGGTCAGCCATTTTATGACTCCAGTTTTAGTACTTCCCGAGCGTACTGCTCAGGAGTGATTCCGAGTTTCTTAGCAATGTTGACCTGCGAGGTCTTCAAAGCAATACGCTTGGAGGATGTGCTACGAGTTGCGGGAGCCACAATCGAGCTTTTTGGAGGTGCCTTTGAGAACTTCTCAGGGAACCTATGTCGCATTGTTTGATCAATGCGTTTGTAGTATTCGTCAGAAGCCACAACGATGCCTTCGTCTTTCAGTGCTTCGTGCAAGGCCAGAGCCATGCCCGTCATCACCTTATCTTGACCAAACCACTGATTCTGCTTTTGCCAGCGAACTGCGGTTGGATCAACATTCGACTTCTGTTCTTCTATTGGAACACGAAACTCTTCTTCTTGTAAAGGGGTTGGCACATAGTTTTTAACACGTTCATTGCTATTGGCAATTCGCGTTAAATCTAATTGAGCCTCAAGCATCTTATCTGTATCACCAGATTCATATGCTTCTTTGTAGGCCCGCTTTGCACCGTCCAATTCAAGCTCAATTGCCCTTGAAACCGTTGAATGAGTGACCTTTTCGGTCTCATTTAAAGACGATTTAAGG